GCGTCCGCGAGGACGATGTTTGCAGCTGCCATGGATTACTCCTGGTAGTTGAGCAGCAAAAGCTGACTCGGGTTACTTCTTAAGCATTTGCCTAAGAAGTGCAGCAGCGGAAAATAACTGACCGCTGCTAAGGTCCACGGAAAACGTGGGCCTACGAGGTAACGGGTAGGATGTCAAGACCGTACGGTGAAATTCCGTATGGTCTATATCGGCTTCTACGCGCTTGTGTTCCACAGTGGGGTCGTCGGACCAGTATGAGTTTGATGTCTCACACTTTTCCAACCCCTCATAGTGAAATATTTCGCTAACGTAGCCGCCGCGGAAAAGGGTCCTATACAATAGGCCAGTTTCCAGGTTCCTTAAATAGGAGCCGACATCGACAAACCAATCGACGACGAAGGAGTAGGGAATCAATTCCCACCCCAGGGAAACCGGATTGAGACTCGAAAAACGACTCAAGTCGAAACCCGGAACATCCACTGCTAATTGAAAATGAGCGGCGGAAAACCCATGTCCCTTAAGTGCCACTTGGCAATTAGGGGTGCCGTTAATATATCTCAAAGAAGATATACCGATTGGCCCGTTAATCGGGAACCTTGTTCCAGCTTTGATGTGCTGGACTGCATTTAAAGTGACTCGAATCATCTCATCGGCGATACCGAAAACATCGCTTAAGAGAGGCTTCCAGCCATACTTGTATTGCAGGTACCCGTTCGCCACATCACGCGTAGAACCATACCCTCCTGGAGGCTTAAGACGGGCAGCATGACTTATAGTCTTGCCAATCGCCTTGAACATCCGTTTGGTAGATCCGAGCTCGGCAAGGGTAACACCCAAGTCGAGATCACCGCGCACTTTCTCGTTTAATTTTGAAAGAGCGCTGTTATACGCGGTGTTGCGATCCCATGCAGGCAATCTCGGTATTTCAGATGCAGAACCGAAAGCACCTACAAACTTCGTCGAGACGCCAGACGGGTAACGCCACTTAATATAGCCACCATCCTCAGTGTGGAAATGAGTCGTATGTCTCACGACATATGACCAATTCGACCAAGGACGGTTTTTACGGCCATTATTGGTGGAGCTACCAGGCTGAACGTTCTCGGTAAAGTACGAAGACGCAGTGGCATTAATCGAACCGTTTGAATACTCGGTTTGACAGATACCATAATACGTCACGTTTCGGGTTTGCATAACCATACCTAGTAC